ACTGACCCAGGAGCAGCACTTGCTGCAATTGGAAGTATTGGTGCAGACATGACTGAAGGCGAAAGAGAAGAAGCAACAGATATGGTTGTTGCAACAGTAGTGGCAGCAGGTGCGGCAATTAATGCCGTTGGCGCTGCAACATCCACTGGAGGATCTACATCAGGAGGAAGTTCTGGTGGCGGATCAGGTGGAGGAGGAGCCTCTGGCAATTCCAAGGGAGTAAGGAGAAGACCATAATGAGAATAATAAAAGACATGATAGACCAGTTGTGGACACTTTTGGGTATGTTTATTGCCTGGGTAGTCCTGGATGGCTCCGCAAAAACGATAGTTGGTTATGCAATCATAGCAACACTAATTGCATGGGCAATCACCTATCCGATTAGAAATAGAGATGATGAATGATGGCAACTAAAAAAGTAATAGAAGCCCCTAAAAAGGAGCACCCACAAAAGGCAATAACAAATATCTTGATGAGAATTCTTGCGGTATTTGCAGCATCAGGACTATCAGTCCTAGGAGCAGGAGCAGTAGTAGGAATTGATACTATGCAGGCAGTATTCTTAGCAGGACTATTAGGCGTAGCCACAGTTATTGAAAGACTGGCAAGGGCTTTTTTGGACGATGGAAAACTCACATTGGCAGAGATCAATGATGCGTTTAAAACGGTAGACAAAAAGGCTAATTAGTCATTATTGACCTTAGTTGACAGCCCTCTCTGGGCAATGGTATACTTGAGTATATCTATCTGGAGAGGGCTTTTGCCATGACTTGTATTGCCGTAGTAAAACATGAAGATAAAATCTACATGGCTGGAGATCGTGGTGCCTCAGATGATGGGACTATCTTAGCATTAGACGCTCCCAAAGTTTGGAAGATTGGTCCATACCTAATTGGGTATGCAGGTGCAATGGACGGAGAAAGAATTCGTTATAACTTTAAACCATCAGCACCCAATATCAAAGACACAGATAAGTTTATGCAGACCAAGTTCATTAAAGAACTTCGTGAATTTTACAATGAGTTTTGGGTGGATACTTCTAAAGATGGAGACCTTGGTTTGATCATTGCAGTTCGTGGAGAAATCTATGAGCATAGTTCTGCAGACATGTCTTTGTCTAAATATACACTTCCGTATCTTGCTATGGGGTCTGGAGCAGAATATGCATATGGGGTTTTGTATGCCACAGACAAACAAAAAAATGCAAGAAATAGAGTGGCGCAGGCAGTAAACGCTGCCATTAAGTTTAACCCATCGTGCATGGGTCCAGTTGACATTGTCAGTCTATAAAGGTATACTTATAATATGAACGAAGACTTATCACCAGAAGAACAAGAATTTGGTATTTGGATTACCAATGGAATTGAGCGGGGATGGATTACAGAACCGTATTGCAATACTCATGATGGTGGATACCAATACATGAGTGAAGAAGAAGTAGAAGAGTGGGACCAAGGTGGCGACCCATGTTGTCATGTCGTAAGACTGATGATTTCGTAACTAACAAAGGAATAAAATGAAAAAGATCGTAGCACTAGTAGCAGTATTATTTTCAGTAGTAGTTCCAGTTCAATCACAAGCAGCAGTTGGTGAGAGAGTTGTAATTATTGATAATGCATTTAATTTATCTCAGATTAGTGGAAGCGTTGAATTTGTATGCGTATCCTCAGATCGATGTGTTAATAAAACAAAGTCTAACTTAGACCATGGAACACAGATGGCTCTTGTTGCTCGTCAACAAAATCCAACAGCAACCCTAGTTTTAGTCCAGGGGGCTCCAGTAAGCAACAAAGGAACTGCTTCAGAAGTAAATCTTATTGGTTTAATTTCGGCACTTGATTTTGTAAACAGCAACTCATCTAATGTCTCTGCTGTTTCTTTTTCTAGGTATGTAAATAATACTACCGCTAAGTTATCAGGCCAGTGTTTTCCACCAGCAACAGCACCCTATACACCACAGACAGGGTTTGACAAGGTAAAATCTTCCGTTGTTTCATTAAATTCAAAGGGAATTCAGGTCTATGCTGCAGCAGGAAATACTACATCAAAGCCTATTGACTTCCCAGCATGTATCTCAGAAGTGGTCTCTGTTGGTTCATATATCTATGGAAAGACATATAGATCAGGTGAGGTAGACATGCTTGCATCTCTTTCAACACCAGACAATACTTCAACTATTAAAACTCTTATTCAGGGTATGTCTATTCAGTTTTCAACTTCAGTAGCAACTGCTGCTGTTGCAGCAAAATCAGTCGCTCCATCTTCGAGGGTGGCTACGGTTCTCTCTAACTAAGAGAATGGTGGGGTGTAACTCAGATGGTAGAGTGCCGAACTGTTAATTCGGATGTCGCAGGATCGATGCCTGCCACCCCAGCAAATGGTATACTAATGCTATGAGCATTATTAAAAAAATAAAATGGTATATGTGGCAACGCAAATACAAAAAGAGAATGAAAAATAAAAGGTATATTTATTAATGATAATCCTTGGGATAAATGAGACTAGTCATGACGCTTCAGTATCTTTAATTAAAGATGGAGAGATCCTATTTGCAGGTCATTCTGAAAGATATAGCAAACAAAAAAATGACTGGTATATCAATGATAGTTTAATAAAAGATGCTTTACAGTATGGCACACCAGATCATATAGCCTACTACGAAAAGCCTCTTCTAAAGGCCTCTAGGCTGGCTATAAGGGGTGGATCTGGAGACTGGAAGCCAAGGTTTAACCTACCAGGAGTTCCTAGAAAATCATTTAGCCACCACTACTCTCATGCAGCAGCAGGATATTACACAAGCGATTTTAATGATGCCTGCATAGTTGTCCTTGATGCTATAGGTGAATACAACACTTCAACAATTTGGGTTGGTGAAGGTGATAAGATAAAATTAAAGTATAAGCAAAACTATCCAGTTAGTTTTGGATTATTCTATTCGGCGTTTACACAACTCATTGGTCTCATGCCAAATCAAGAAGAATACATCATGATGGGGATGGCTGCATATGGCGATTGGAAGAGATATTATAAAGAGGTTGATGAATACTTCCCATCCTATTCAAAACAAAAGTATAATTTTCATAAAGGTATTCATGATTGGGGAATGGAAATAACTGAGCAGGATAAGTTTGATATTGCTGCAGCAGTTCAAGTAGTTTATGAACAAAGACTTAATGATTTTATGCGTATGGCAAAGAGATTAACTGGTAAAAACAACCTGGTGTTTATGGGAGGCTGTGCCTTAAACTCTTCTGCAAACACCTTGCTTTGGAATATCTTTGATATGATCTGGATTATGCCTAACCCTGGAGATGCAGGTAGTTCTTTAGGCGCAGCAGCAGCCCTATATGGTAAGCATGTTGAGTGGAAAGATCCATACCTTGGATATGATTTAGGTGGAAAATATCCAATTCAAGAAATTGTTGACGGAATACTTAAAGATGGCATCGTAGCGGTAGCATCAGGTAAAGCAGAGTATGGTCCAAGAGCGCTAGGAAATAGATCTATTCTTGCTGACCCAAGAGATCCAAACATTAAAGATAAGGTAAATAGGATTAAACAGAGAGAACTATTTAGGCCATTTGCCCCAGTAGTCCTTGCTGATCACGCACATAGATGGTTTGATATGGATTTTGAAAGTCCATACATGCAATATACAGTAAAATGTTTAAAGCCAGATAAGATCCCTTCCGTAGTCCATGAAGATGGAACCTCAAGAGTTCAGACGGTAACAAGAGAACAGCATCCAGGACTATACAGGGCTATCAATAAATTCTACTTACAAACTGGTGTTCCAGTATTGCTTAACACTAGCCTAAACATTAAGGGCCAGCCACTCCTAAATGATGAGCAGGATATTGTTGACTGGGAAAATGCATACAACACAAAGATTGTAAGATAAGATGATTATTGATAACAATTACAAAGAGTTAAACTGGGAAATACTTTCAGAATACAGGATGGACTATATACATCCTGGTAGCAGTAGAACAGTTTATGGAATGAATAGTATACATAAGGATAGATACGGGTATATAGATGAAGATAATTATTTTATAACAGATGATCTGCAGGTTGCCAGGAAAATAGATGGCCCAAAGATAGAATACAAAATAAACGAACATGGATTTAGATCTAAACACTTTTCATCAATAGATGCAACCAAGCCTTCAGCAATTTTTGCAGGATGCTCCTATACCTTTGGAGAGGGCTTGCCAGAAGAATATCTTTGGAGTTCTCTGCTTTCTAAAAAGTTATCATTGCCAAAAGATAACGTTTATAATCTTGGTGCCATGGGAGCATCTTCCAAATTAATAGTAAAAAATATTCTATCTTTTATAAGAACATATGGAAAGACAGATTTTATATTTGTTATGCTCCCAGACATCCATAGAGATTTAGTCTATGATGAAAAAAGTAATAGTTTTATTAATTGCTTTCCACACACTCAATGGCTAACATCAAAGGAAAGTAAAACAAAAAAAGATTTTACATTAAACTATATTCCAGAGCACAGTATATTTGACGGCATAGAGTATATAAGAATGCTTGAAGATGTTTGTAGTGCTAATGAAGTTAAACTTGTTTGGTCTACTTGGTCAGATGAAGCGCACAGAATATATAGTCAGTTAAACTTTAATAATTATGTTTCACAAGGTCAGATAGAGATGTCCAGAAGAAGTGAGGAGCAGAAAAAGCGCAAAGAAAGATTCTACTATAATAAAGATAATCTTCCTTATTGGGAAATAGCCCAAGATGATGCTCACCCTGGAACCTTTTGGACCACGACTATATCTGAATTATTCTACAAAGAAGCAAGGTTGAGGTTAAATGTTTAATAAAATAAGGCAAATATGGTTTAGGATTAGACACCCAAAAAAATATAAAGAGGTTAAGGGCTACAATAACTATATATACTAATATGATATAATAAAGTATAGAGTCTTAGGAGGACTAAAAATGGCAACAAAGGGATCATTAGAGGCAATCATTGAGGTTGCAAAGAAAGAAATTGGGACAATTGAAGGTCCAAAAGATAACGAAACTAAGTATGGCGCATGGATGAAGGTTAACTTCCAACCATGGTGCCAGTCATTTGTTTCTTGGTGCGCCTTTACAGCAGGGGTATCTAAATTCCCCAAGTCTGCATCAACAGTAGCAGCATCAGATCAGTTTAAGAAAGAAGGCCGTTGGGCAGATGCTCGCAATGATGATCCAACACCAGGAGACTGGATCTATTTTGATTTCCCAGATGATGGCGTAAATCGTATTTCACATGTTGGTATTTGTATTAAGAACAATGGCGATGGAACAATCCAGGTTATTGAAGGAAATACTTCTGGAACTGCAAAGGGAGACCAGCGCAACGGCGGAATGTGTGTGGAGAAGACTCGTGCATACGTTAAGAATAATAAGCCTAAGTTAGTAAATGCAGTAGTCGGTTGGGGTCGTCCAGTTTATGCTGGAGAAGAGAATCTTCCTTTGCTTTCAAAGGTTGGATCCTCTGATGCACCAGTTAAACCAAGTCCCGCTGCACCCTCAGAAAAGAAAGAGTTCAAGCCATTTAAGGTTGGAGCCAAGGGGGCATCTGTAAAGAAGATTCAGCAAGCGCTTGGCCTAACAGCAGATGGAGAATTTGGTCCAGGAACAGACAAGGCTGTTAAAGCATTCCAAAAGTCAAGCGGTATAAAAGTAACTGGAGTAGTGGATCTACCAACATATAAGAAGATTACTGGGGGCAAGTAATGATAAGACCTCTGCTCACCAATCATCCTAATCAGTCCAGCATTGATTGGAAATTCTCAGATGAAAATACTTATCGGTTAATAGATAGAGTTCTTTCTCAAGATGTTGTTTTCTTTGAACCATTCTTAGTTGAAAACTGGTTCCCAGATGATATGTTTGCAGAGTTAGTGGAGTTGTTAACATCAAATAATTTAGAAGATGTAGATTTTTCACATCAAATGAACAAGTGGGAAGAAGGCGTAGAGATACCACAAAAATTTATGGACTATACAGTTGAAAAAGTTAAGTCTTTAATTGGAACAGAGGACGTTCAGTTTGCCTATCACATGTATGCACATCACCAGATAACTGATGAGGGCCGTGTTCCAAGGCTACCACTTCATATTGACTGGGCTCCTGGAGCATATATGGTAGATTTACATATTGGTGGAAATCGTGATTGGGGATTTGTTGCTGGAGATACTAACTTTATAACAAAGCCAAACCAAGCAATCATTTGTCAACCACAATTTGATTATCACTATAGGCCAGCCTGGGAATCGTCTGATCCAAATGAGTATTATCAGGCACTATTCTTCCATCTAATTAATAAAAACCATTGGTGCGTCCCAAATAGTTCACCAGAACAAGATAGGGATCCAATTATAAATAAAAGATTTCCAGAGTTTGGAAGAGACTTTAGACAAACTGAAGAATTTTCCAATTATCAATGGCAAAAAAGATATATCTTTGACAAGATGTATTATGATGAGCACGAAAAGATTGGTTTGCCACCAGTCCCTACTGATCTTCCAACAGCAGAAGATGCAGGCATACATCAACGCAAAGGCGTAATTCCAGCACAAGAAAATAAGTAGTATGCAAAAAATATTAGTTACAATTTCTGCATACTACGAAAGATTTATGGTAAACACCATTGAGTCATGCATTAAACGTGCAGAGTTTCCAGATAGAATATCTTTTGCTATAGCCCACCACGAAGACCACATTGTTGATACTTCACATATAACTAATAGGGTTAGTAGATATATAATTCCAAAGGGTGACAAGATTGGTGTTCAAAAACCAAAACACATGCTTGCTAAAATGATAAAAGATGAAGATTTTGTAATGTCTATAGACTCTCATGTTATTATGGTTAATGGCTGGGACACCCTAATACTAGATGAATATAAGGATAGGCTTCTGAGTTCAGATAATAAGAACATAATTATATCTGGAAATTTTGGAGACAACAAGGACCTTGGTTGGGAAGACTATCAGGATTGCTTAGATAAATACTTTAATAATGATTCTTTCTTTTTTGAGCCAAGAAAAAATTTGCAAGCAGAAGTAATCCTAGACAGTGGAAAACTATATGACCTAAAGCATTTTGAGTATTCAGAAGGTGACTGGTATGGATATTGCTTAAACAAAGTTCCAGTATTGGATTTTCTTCAAACTGGGTGGATAGAGTTGTCAAATACTTACTCTGGAAACTTTTCCTTTATACCATCTTCTTGGTTTGAAAAGTATAACTTTACACAAGATGTATTTTTTTCAGCAGACCAAGTAGAAACATCCATGAATATGTATACAAGTGGCTATGACATCTGGTCTCCAAAGATAAAATATCACTGCCACATGATGGATCACAAAAACGATACTCCATCTGGAAGAATGCTAATAAGTAACTTTGACGGTCTAGAGTTTCATCACAATAGATACTTTGACCTAGAAAAAGATTATTCTGGTATACTTTATATACAGAAAATATTAAAGGAAGATTATCCAGACAAAAGACCAAGGTCTATTTACGACTGGATGAATTTTCATAAACTAGATAAGGAACTTTATGTCTGATTATATTAAAGAGGCTTACGATGAGGCCAAAAAGTTTGTTCAAAATAAAAATATAGAAGTTAGTGTATTGTCAGACGATTACTTTAATGAAGAAATTTTAAGTAAAATAAAATCATCTATATATCCAGCATCTAATTTTTGGGCCAATCTTTTTAAAAAAGATTTAAAGTTAATAGTAGTTTGCTCTACAGAAAAGTCTTATGAATGGTTGAGGGAAAGGCTTGAAGAGCATAACTTTCTTTCAGCAATGCCAGATGAAGATAGAATTAGTGCAGTTGGGGATGTCGGAGTAACTGGAGGAGGTGGTCTCATAGAGAAAGATGGCGAAGAGACGCTATTTTTATGGCAAGTTGTTGGAACAAAATCTACATTTTCAAACACTGGTGAAATAAAAACTCCCGCACACTTGTTTGCACATGCTGCACAGGGATATATTTTTAATACTAAAACCTTAAAGATGACGGATCTTCCACCCTGGATTATTGAAGGTCAATCAGACTATTCAGCCTTATACTCAATCTCAAAAGATTTTGAAGAATTTCTAGAACATAGAAAAAACTTTGCAAAGATTGGTTTTGTTCCTGGACAAAACACAAGAGAGATTTTTTCAAAAAGAGATGACATAGGCTGGTTTAAGTCTTTGTCCGAAGCACCCATACCATTTGAGGGAATACCAATTGTAGATGAATACTATAGTGGATTCTTTTGCTATGAAAAATTACTTAGTTTGATAGGTTTTGAAAAAATAAAAGAAATGCTATACAAGGTTATTGATGGTCAAGAGTTTAATGCCGCATTCCAAGAATCAACTAATAAGCATATTACTGATTTTTATAGAGATATGTCATTTGAACTAGAAGCACTTTCAAAGCGCATACTTGTATTCTAAGGAGATAGGTGGTATAATATAAATATGGAATCAACAAAAAGAACACTACTAAAAACAGCAAGTTGGGAAACATTCCACCTTGTTGGAGTTGCTGGAGTAATTTACCTATTCACTGGTGAATGGGAGTATGCAAGCCTAGGGGCTTTGATATACATAGGCTGGGAAGCACTTGGCTATTTCCTACATGAGAGGGTCTGGGCTAAGTTCGGACAGAAGGTGAAGTAATGAGAATTAAAATCATTAAGTTTGTTGTAAAAGCACTTGGATACGAATGGGGCGGGGACCAACTTAAGGCTCCAGTCTGGACAGTTAAAGCAAAGAAGAAGTAATGCCATACGTTGTAACTGACGCATGTGTTGATGTTAAAGATAGATCATGTATTGCAGAATGCCCAGTAGACTGTATCTATGAGGGTGGAAGAATGCTATATATTAATCCAGAGGAATGCATTGATTGTGGAGCATGTGAACCAGCATGCCCTACAGATGCAATCTATTGGGCAGATGATTTACCAGAAGACAAAAAGAAATTTGAAAAAATAAACAAAGAGTTTTTCATCCCAATTGGAAATCTACACGGAGCCAAAAAATTTAAAGATAACAATTTAGACCACCCAGAAATAAAGGA